GAGCCTGAAGTAGATTTCTTTGAGAATCCACAGAAGGCAGTTCAGAAGACTATTGATAATCATCCTGATGTTCTCGCAGCCCGTCAAGCGGGTGTGGATTTCAAAAGGATGCAGATTCAGCAGAAGCTAACGCAAGATCATCCTGACTACAGTCAGATTGTGAATGACCAAGATTTTGCGAATTGGGTGAAATCCTCGCCTGTTCGTCTTGGTCTGTATGCAAAAGCAGATGGTGAGTTCGATTATGATAGTGCCAATGAGTTGCTGTCTACCTACAAAGAATTGCGTGGCGTAAAACATAAGCAGACTGAACAAGCGGGTGAAACCGCCAGGAAGCAAAATATGAAGGCCGCACAAGTTGATGTTGGTGGAACTGGTGAGAGTTCAAAGAGGGTATACAGACGGGCTGACCTGATTCGGCTGAAGATGACAGAACCTGACAGATACGATGCTTTGAGTGGTGAAATCATGCAAGCATACGCAGATGGACGGGTTAAGTAACTTAACTTATCGTTTCTTAGGAGAAACAACATGGCAACAGCATTTTCCCCCAGTAACTCAGTTACTACGACCACAGCAGACAAATTCATTCCTGACATTTGGAGTGATGAGATTGTTGCGGCTTACAAGAAAAACTTGGTTCTTGCTAACCTCGTTATGAAGATGAACTTCAAAGGTAAGAAGGGCGATACAATTCATATCCCCGCACCTACCCGTGGTTCAGCATCTGCCAAGGCCGCAGAAGCCGCAGTCACTTTGATTGCTGCTACTGAGTCTGAAGTGAACGTGTCGATCAACAAGCACTATGAATATAGCCGCTTGATTGAGGATATTGTCGAGGCCCAAGCCCTGAACAGCTTGCGGAACTTCTACACCTCTGACGCTGGTTATGCCCTGGCTAAACAAGTTGATACCGACTTGGTTCAGTTGGGTCGTTCTACCAATGGTGGTGCTGGTACTAATGCTTACGCAACTGGTGCGTTCATTGGTGGTGATGGTACGACTGCTTATGTTGCCGCAAGCAATAATGAGTCAGCACTGACCGATGCCGCCATTCGCCGCACTATTCAGCGTTTGGATGACACCGATACCCCAATGGATCAGCGTTTCTTCTTGATTCCTCCATCAAGTCGCAATACCCTGATGGGTCTGGCTCGTTACACTGAGCAAGCCTTTGTGGGCGGCACTAACAGCACCATTCGCACTGGTGAGATCGGTAACTTGTACGGCATCCCTGTGTTTGTCTCAAGCAATTGCGACACTGCATCAGGTACTGGTGCTGCACGGGTTTGCTTGATGGGTCACCGTGATGCAGTAGTTTTGGTTGAGCAAGTTGCTGTTCGCTCACAAGTTCAGTACAAACAAGAGTATTTGGCTACTCTGTTTACCTCTGATACCTTGTATGGCGTTCAGATTCTGCGTTCAGCCGCAAGCGTAAGTGCAGCTAAATCTGCATCTATGTTTGCACTTTTGGTTCCCGCCTAATTGCAGTTGCGCCCCCTGCCCTAGTGGTGGGGGGACTTTTTTAACCTAATTAGGAGAAATCAAAATGGCAACCGCTTCAGCAGTAGTTACCCGCCGTGGCAACGACAGTTTTCGGGGTTTGTTCTCTGATACTTGGTCAGTTGTTTGTACTTTGAATGCTGGCTCATTAGTTGATGGTGCTGGCGAAACAGATGATGTAACAGTTCCTGGTGTCGCCTTGGGTGACATGGTTCTTTGTGCATCTTTGGCTGTGGATTTGGTTGGTTTGACTGTTACTGGCTATGTCAGTGCTGCCAACACCGTCAAGTTTCGCATCCAAAACGAATCAGGTTCAACTGCGGACTTGGCATCAGCCACTATGGACATAATTATTGTTCGTATGGTGTGAGGATAGGGGGGCTAGTCCCCCCTTTCTTATTTAAGGGTTTCAATGGCTACTTTTCGTTGTCTTCAGTCTGGTAACACAGTAAGTTTTACCTTGCAACATGACATTGACTCAATGAAGGGTCATCAGGGTTATGTGAGGATTGATGAACAAGAAGTGTCTGATATTCCCAATGAAGTGAGGAAAGATACTCCCTTCATGCCGCCAGTCGTACGGCGCATGGGTCGCCCAAGGAAAGTTGCAAATGTCTGATATAGACGCTAGAGATTTTGGAAGGCTGGAGGCTCAAGTTGAGGCTCTCCAGACAGAAGTTCACTCTTTGAGCAAAGATGTGAAGGCTTTGTTGGAACTTGCTAACAAAGGCAAAGGTGGGTTTTGGATGGGTATGACTATCGCTTCATTTATGGGCGGTGCGATTACCTTTGTTGCTGATCGTGTTTGGAAATGAAGGAGAACGCTATGCCTATGGTTGGAAAAAAGAAGTTTCCCTACTCTGAAAAAGGCGAGAAAGAAGCCAAAGAGTACGGCAAGAAAAAGGGTGTTCCTGTGACCATTATGGTTGCGATTGGTAAACCAAAAGGCTTGCCTATGCGTGGTGGTCGAACTGCAACTAACATGATGAAGAAGTCTTCAAAAGGTAAATAATGTCTACATTCCAACTAGATCCAAATCAAGTGGCTTGGGGTGTTGCCAGTAATGGCACAACTCAAGTGGCAACAGTAACCACTAGCAGCGTTCAAATGACTGCTTTTGGAGCAACTACAACTATGATTCGCATTGCTTGTGGGCAAGGTCATGCCCACTATGCTATTGGCACTAATCCAACTGCAAGCATTACAACATCAGCCATGATTCCACCAAATTGTGTTGAAATTGTGCGAGTAAGTCCGGCAGAAAAGATTGCGTTCATCAAGGATGCAACAATTACCACTTCAACTGTTTCTGTAACGGAATTGGTATGAAAACCAAAGCCCAAAAAAAGGTTGGTAAGGTAATGCGTGAATATAAGGAAGGTACTTTGCATTCAGGCAAGGGTGGGAAGGTTGTAAAGAATCCTCGCCAAGCAGTTGCCATTGCCTTGTCTGAAGCTGGTATGACTAAACCTAAGAAGAAGATGAAATGAAGCCTGGACTGTATGCTGCAATTCATGCCAAACAAGCTAGGATTAAAGCTGGTTCTGGCGAGAAGATGAACAAGGTGGGGGCCAAGGGTGCGCCTACTGCTGCTGACTTTAAACAAGCTGCAAAGACTGCAAAGAAGGTTAAAAAGGTGAAGTAGATGAAATCTCCTGCATGGCAAACAAAATCTGGTCAAAATCCCAAAGGGGGGTTGAATGCCAAGGGGAGAGCGTCTTATAATGCAGAAACTGGTGGCAATCTCAAAGCACCAGTAAAGTCGGGGGACAACCCTCGCAGAGCAAGTTTCTTGGCTCGTATGGGCAACAATGATGGCCCTGAGTATGACAAGAAAGGTGAACCAACAAGACTGCTTCTTTCGCTGAAAGCATGGGGCGCATCCTCAAAAGCTGACGCAAAGGCAAAAGCTAAAGCTATATCCGACAGGAACAAAGCAAAGGCTGAAGCAGATGACTTATTTAGAGCTGGTTAACGATGTACTGATTCGGTTGCGTGAGACATCAGTTTCAACTGTTTCCGAGACAACCTATTCAACACTGATTGGCAAGTTTGTTAATGATGCCAAACGTCAGATTGAAGATGCGTTTTCGTGGAATGTTTTGGGCCAAACCATTACAGTCACTACCACCGCATCTACCGCCTCCTATGCAGTGACGGGTGCTGGTCAGAAGTTTCAAGTAATGGATGTGATTAATACCACAAGTAATGTTGGTCTTAAAAACATCAGTTTTGTGGACATGAACCGCAAGCTAAACTTCACCCCACTTGTCAATTCAATCCCAACTGAATTTGCTTTTGACGGTGTTAATGGTAGTTACGACACCAAAGTAAATCTCTATCCAATACCTGACGGTGTATATACCATCAAGTTTGCTTTGACAGTGCCACAAGCCACATTGTCATCAGATGCAACAGTAGTGTCTGTTCCTGATGTATTGGTGGTTCAAAATGCTTATGCAAGAGCATTGGTGGAGCGTGGCGAAGATGGTGGCCTGTCTTCATCTGAGGCATACCAACTCTACAAGGCTATGTTGGCTGATTACGTTGCTTTGGAGGGGACTCGCTATCCTGAGAACCAAGAGTTTGTGCCAAGATGAGCCAAGCACTACAGACTTATTCTTTAACAGCACCAGGCTTTCAGGGGTTGAATACCCAAGAATCGCCTCTTGATTTGTCACTTGGATTTGCCTTAGTTGCTCAAAATGCAATCATTGACCAGTATGGTCGCATTGGCTCACGCAAGGGTTGGGCAAAAGTAAATTCTTCAAGTGGTGCTTTGGGCGCAAATGATGTAACTGTCATCAATGAGTTGGTGCAAGCAGATGGTACTTTGACTGTTGTGTTTGCTGGTAACTTGAAGCTGTTTAAACTTGATAGCGTCAATGCTGTTTCTGAACTCACTTATGGTGGTGGCGGAACAACACCAACCATTACCGCTAATAATTGGCAGTGTGCATCTCTGAACAGCATCACATACTTCTTTCAATCAGGGCATGACCCTCTAATCTTTGATCCTGCTGTAAGTACTACCACCTATCGCAGAGTTTCAGAGAAAACTGGGTATGTAGCCACAGTTCCATCAGCAAACATTGTGATTTCTGCATTTGGTAGATTGTGGGCAGCAAATACTACAACCAACAATGCAACTGTTTATTTCAGTGATTTGATCGCAGGTCATGTATGGTCTACGGGTACTGCTGGTTCATTGAATGTGAATAATGTGTGGGTAAATGGCGCTGATGAGATTACTGGCCTAGCGGCTCACAATGGATTCTTGTTTATCTTTGGTAAGCGTCAAATATTGATCTATTCTGGTGCTACCTCACCATCAAGCATGACTCTTAGCGATACTGTTGAGGGTATTGGTTGCATTGCCAGGGATAGCGTCCAAACAACCAGCACAGACGTTATCTTTCTGTCAAACAGTGGTGTTAGATCACTGATGAGGACTATTCAAGAGAAGTCATCTCCTGAGCGTGACCTATCCAAGAATGTGCGTAATGATCTGATGAGTGTTGTTTCTGGTGAAGATGTATCAAATATCAAGGCAATCTATTCTGAAACGAATGCACTGTATTTGTTAAATCTTCCATCATCAAAATTTGTCTATGCGTTTGATACAAAAGGAATCATGCAAAATGGTTCATCAAGGGCAACCATTTGGGACAGTATTGAGCCAACGTCTTTTTGTTCAAGGCGCAATGGTGATTTGTTGCTTGGTAAAAATGGGTATATTGGAAAATACAGTACATATTTAGATGATGCGTCAAGCTATAGGATGGCGTACTACACAAACAATTCTGACCTTGGTGATGTGAATGTCACTTCTATCTTAAAGAAGATAAAGGTCATTATTGTTGGCGGCTCTAATCAATTGGTGACATTAAAGTGGGGATATGATTTCACGGGAAATTATTACTCTGCACAAGTAAACATACCAACCCAAACAACTGCCGAATATGGCATTGCTGAGTATGGTGCAAATGCCACAACAATAGCCTATTACACTTCTGGAGTTGCGTTAACAACTGTAGAAACAACTGCATCAAGCAAGGGAAAGATTGTTCAAATAGGCGTTGAAATGGATATAAACGCCAGTCAGTTATCCATTCAAAAGATTGAACTTCAAGCCAAAAATGGCAAGGTCGCATAGGGGAAAAAATGTCTAATTACACACAAACAACGAATTTTGCAACCAAGGATGCACTTGCATCTGGCAATCCTTTAAAGATTGTTAAAGGTACAGAGATCAACACTGAGTTTGCAAACATTGCAACTGCTGTTGCAACTAAGGCAGACACTGCATCTCCTACCTTTACGGGTACAGTAACAATTCCTACGTTGGCTGTTACAGGTGTAGCCACATTAACTGCCCAACCAATTCTGTCTAGTCTGACAGCTTCTAAGCCTGTATTTACAGACGCATCCAAAGGTTTGGTGTCTACGGGTACTTTGGGTGCAGATCAAGGTGGTACAGGGGTTGCAAACAATGCGGCAATGACTGTCACGGGTTCTGGAAACTTTGCTTACACACGAACACTGACAGGCACAACAAACGTCACTTTACCCACAACTGGAACTCTGGCAACACTTGCAGGATCAGAAACATTGACAAACAAAACTCTGACCAGCCCCGTAATTGGTGGAACTCCAACAGGGGTTGGTGTTCTTACTTCTGGTACTGCTGTAGCCACCACATCTGGCACTAGCATTGACTTTACTGGTATACCTAGTTGGGTGAAGCAAATTACAGTGATGTTGCAAGGTGTTTCTCAAAATTCTGGATCAGAAACCTTAATGTTTCAAATTGGTTCAGGAGGTTTTACAACTTCAGGGTATCTTTCTGTTGCTTCTTTTAATGCTCCATCAACAAATGTGGTATCAGTAACCACTGGCTTTGGCTTTGCTGGGCCTAGTGGCGCAGCGGCGGCTTTTAGCGGAAATGCAACTATTGCGTTGCTTGGATCAAACGCATACACATTTAGCTCTAACATGGCAGATGTTGGAAATACTCAGGCGCACTTTGGGGCTGGGTCTATAACTCTTGGTGGAGCACTTGATCGTATTCGCCTAACCACTGTAGGTGGTACAGCCACCTTTGACGCTGGTTCTATCAACATAATGTACGAGTAAACATGATTGTTCACCACTTTTCTGATGGGTTATATGCCAAGGAAACGCACATAAGTGCGGGGCAGTTGCTTGTTCAGCATAAGCACAACTATTCCCATTTTGGGATTCTTTCTAAGGGTAAGGTTGTAGTTGTTCAAGAAGGTGACATTCAGATTTTTGAAGCACCTGCTTGCATTGAGATAAAAGCTGGTGAGAGTCATGGCGTTAAGGCCATCACTGATGTAGTTTGGTATTGTGTTCATGCCACTGACGAGAAAGACCCGTCTAAAGTGGATTCTATTTTGATTGAAGGAGAATAATATGCCTTGGATAGCACCAGCAGTAATGGCGGGAACATCACTCTTAGGTGGTGTAATGGGTGGCAATGCCTCCCGTGATGCGGCAAATACCTCTGCCCAAGCACAACTTGAGGCGGCACGAATTGCTGCTGAAGCGGCAAGGTTTCGTCCTGTTGGAGTAACCACTCGCTTTGGAGCATCTAACTTTGGGTTTGACCCATCTGGGAATTTATCAAGTGCTGGTTACACAGTTAGTCCAGAACTTCAAGCCTATCAAAACAGATTGATGGGATTGGCTGGGGGCGCACTATCTCAGGCAGAAGGGGCACAACAGCAATATGCACCACTTCAAGGTGCGGCGCAGGGCTTGTTTGGGTTGGGTCAGCAGTATCTGGCTCAGTCTCCAGAACAGGTTGCCTCTGATTACATGGCAAGACAACAGAACTTGTTGGCTCCAAGCCGTGAGCGTCAAATGTCTCAACTGCAAAACACTTTGTTCCAGCAAGGGCGTGGTGGATTGTCTGTTGGTGCAACAGGTATGCGTCCAGGCGGTGGTGCTGGTTTGGGTGCGGCATCTCCTGAAATGGAGGCGTACTACAACGCAGTGGCTCAACAAGATGCGGCATTGGCGGCACAGGCACAACAAGCTGGTCAACAACAGGTTGCTTTTGGAACTGGTTTGTTTGGTACTGGTGCTAATTTGATGAACCAATATCAACAAGGTCAAGTTGGCGCATTGTCTCCATTCCAAGCATATTTGACTGGAACCCAAGGTATTGAAGGATTGGGTCAATCAGCTTTGGACATGGGATCACTGTTAGGCGGTAGGTCTGCACAGTCTGGTGCAAATGCTGGCCTCTTCTTGCAAAGAGGTGGTACAGGTGCGGCACTGACTTCTCAAGCAGGTCAGTTCGATCCTTTTGCTTATGCCTTGCAAGGGCTTGGTCAGAATCGTCAATTTGGTCAAGGGATTGAAAATTGGATGCAGGGTAGTCGCAATACTCAAGGGTATGGAACTGGCACTCGTCAATATGATGTTAACGCTAATTTCTAAGGAATAATCATGGCAACAGATATTGTTCAGGGCTTGTTTGGCATGACCCCAGAGTCGTACCAGCAACAAAGAGATGCTGCGGCATTGCAACAAGCGGCGGCATTTGGACGCATGGACCCCATGCAAGCGGCTCGTACATCCATCTACTATGGTGCTAACCAGCTTGGTGGTGCTATAGGTGGAATGCTGGGTGCAGAAGACCCTCAGATGCGTCTGATTAGCCAACGCAATGCCTTGGCAAAGCAGATTGACATGAATGATCCTGAGTCCATTATGCGTGGCGCACAGATGGCGGCTCAGTCTGGTGACACAGTTGCCGCTGGTCAATTGGCTGAATATGCTCGTAAAGCCGCTAGTGATTTGGCTTTGATTCAGCAAAGACTGCGTGAGAAACAGGGCGTTGACCCAATTCAGCAGTTGATACGGGCTGGCAAACATACTACTCAGAGCATTGATTTGTATGCAAAGAGTGGAAACATTAAAGACCTAGAACTTATTGAAAAGCCTGTGGCAGAGCCAACAACTGATCAAATAAAAAATGCCGCTGCTCTTGCCGCTACTGAATTTCCTGTTGGATCACCAGAATATACTGAAAGATTTAAAGAAGAATTAAAACGACTAACTACAAAAGATGCAAAAGTTGGCAATGTAAAAGAAGTTGGCGTTGCAATGGGAAGCAGAGAGCCTGTTTACCTTGATGTCAATCAAGACCAGCAATACATCTACCAAAAAGGCGCAGATGGTAAGCAGATGCGTGTTCCTTATTTTGGCGGTGTTGACAGAACAACGGCAACTACAAAAGTTCAAGTAGATGCTGGAGAGAATGAATTTATCAAAGAACTTGGCAAACTTGATGCAAAAGCCGTTGCAAGTTCAATGGAAACAAAAAATTCAGCTATTTCCGCTTTGAATTCATTAAACAGATTGAATCAACTTGACCAAAGTGCATTGATTAGCGGCTCTTTTGCAAGTGGCAGGGTTGGAGCAACAAACTTGCTTAATACACTTGGTCTTACAAGTGCTAAAGATCAAGATGTGCTTGCAAAGTCTGAAAATTATCAAAAGACTGCTGGCGATGTAATTCTTGCTACTCTTGGCGGAAGACTTGGATCAGGATTCTCAAATGCAGATCGTGAATTTATCCAAAGTCTTGTTCCTCAACTGGAAAACAGCCCACAAGCCCGTAAACAACTTATTGAGTTTATGGTTAAAAAGAATCAAGGAATTGTTGAGGAAACAACTAGATTGGAAACCTATGCAAGAGACAATAAAGGGCTTAAAGGATATGTTCCAAAAATTCCAATTGTTAATTTAGGCGCAAATGCTCCAAAGCCTTTGTCAGAATTAAGCAATGAAGAGTTGATGAATCAATTTAACAAATTGAAAGCCAAAAAACCATGAGCAGCCTACAAGATGTTGAAGCAGAAATGCAACGCAGAGGATTGACAACCTCTAGTCAATCTGTTTTTGATCCAGAAGAAGGTGGAGTCTCTGAGTTTAAAAAGTTTGGCGAGTCTTTACTTAAAGGTTCAGCTAAAGGAATTGTCAGTCTTGTTGGTGGATGGGGAAACCTGTATGACTATCTAAAAGGAAGCAAAGACCCAAATGCTTTTTCTAGCGCAGGAATTGCAAATGCTGTAAAAAATCTTACTGGCGTTAACATTCAATCAATTCAAGGTTATCGTGGCGCTTATGAATTTGGAGAGGGTGGCGCTCCTGCTGCGGCATTAACTGCCGTTGGTGTACCAGGATTGTTTGGCAGAGGAGTTAGAGGAACTATTGGAGAGTTTGGAACTGCTGGAACAACTGGAGTTCTTGCACAACAAGTTGCACCAGATAGTCCAACGGCTCAATTGGCCTTGCAAATGTCTCCTTATGCCGTAAAAGGTGGGCTTACTGTTGCTGGTCAACAAATGACAAAACCAACAGGTCTTTTCCCGCAAACAGCAGAAACAAGTGAGTTAACAAGGGTTGGAAGACTTACCCCTGGCGAACTTGGATTAAACAGAGAGCAATTGGCAACAGAAGCAAGAATTTCTGCTGAACCATCAACAGGAGCATTGCCATCTGAGTTTAAGAAAGCACAGGCTTATGATGTTGAGTCTTTTTTAACAAACTTGTTTAACAAGGCAAGCGACAAAACACTTAGTCCACCAGATGCTGTTCAAGCAGTTGTTTCTTCCTTTAACAACTATGGCAAATCGCTTTCTTCAAGGTTGCGAAGTGACGCTGCAAAAGACTTTAGTGCCGCAAAAAGTGCTGGTGGATTGATTGATACAACGCCAGTTGTTTCAGTTATTCAATCTAAGTTGGGAGAAATACCAGTAGAAGTAAAAGCACTTGACCCAGTTAGAAATGCTTTGCAAAAAATTATTGATGAGTATGCAATTCCAGCAACTCCATCAGTTACAACTCCATCGACAATTCTTGGGCCAACTGGCGCTCCAGCATCTGTAACAGTTACTCCTGCCATCCCTGCATCAAACTTAAAAATAAACATTGATCGATTGCAGAAAAACTTGTCTGCATGGGGTGAAGCGGCATATTCTGGAAAAGCAGATTTTGGCAAAGGAAATATCTTTGAGGGCGTTGCTCCTGGTCAAGCAAAAGGAATTGCAATATCGGTGTTAAACGGGTTTAAAAACTCCCTTGATGAAGCAATTGATGCTGGAGTTCCTGGGGCAGATAAACTTGTTGATGCCCGTGATAAGTTTAGGCAAAACATCCAAAAAATTGAGCAGTTTTCTGATAGACCACTGACAAAAGCATTTGATGTTCAAAATGTTACCGACTTGGTTCCAGAGGTTGAGCTTGCCAAACTAAAAAAGATGCCTCCATCTCAGCAACAGTTTCTTGTTGAAGTGATGCAAAACAGTCCTAATTCTCAAGTGAATGAAGTTTTAAACACAATTCGCAGGATGAATTTTGATGATGTTTTATCTGTTGCACAAGCCAAAGGTGGGGCGATAAATGATCCAACATTTAATATAAACATTGCACTCAAAGAACTTGACAAAAAAAGCAGTGATTTTGCCAATCTATTTCCAAATGCAAAAGATGCTACTGATGCAAGACTTGCAATGAACTGGATGCGTAGGACACTTCAATCTGAATCTGCGGCTGGAGCGCCTGGGATTGCCGCTGGCGAGGCTTATGGCATTACTGGTGCTTTGGGTGGAAGTGCGAGAACAAGGCTCCAGGCAAGAGAAATTATCCCGTTAATTCGGGACATCATTGCAAGCCCAAAGGCATTTGCTGATGTTATCTATAACCCAGATTACAGAAAAGCAATGCTTGATTTGTCAAAGCCAAAAACAACTTTGGATAAGGCTATTGGGGCAACTCAAACTCTTGGGAAAGCCTTGGCTATTGGCGGTGTTCGTGCTGGCCCAATGCTTGAGACTGTTGGCCCAGAAATGCCTTCTGCTGAACAAGAAACAGCGCCTATCCCATCTCTCATGGAATACGAAACTGAAATGAAGGCCCGTGGGCTAATGTAAGGGGCACAAGATTGATCCTCTCACCCTTCTGGCGATGGCAAATGGCTGTGTCGCAGCTATTCGCAAAGGCTGTGAACTCTATAAAGAGGTCAAGGGAACTGTTGCCGCAGCCCAAAAGACTGTTAAAGAGGTCACGGCTATTGCTGAAGAAGTGGGTGGCTTCTTTGGGTTCTTCAAGAAGAAAAAGCCCAAGCCCACAGAGCCTACAGTTGCTCCCAAAGCAAAGAAAGCTGAAGCCAAAGTTTGGGATGAGAATGCAGTTGTGGCTGAGTTGGCATCGAATCTGTCGCAGTTTTTCAGGGTTCAACAACAGCTTGCAGACCACATTAGAGAAGAAGAAGAGAAGTCTAAAAGCGTCTATGACCCGAATCAAAACATCATGGAGTCGGCGCTAAACAGGGAACTTGCCAAAACCCAGTTTGAGAAGTTAGCCAAGGAGATTCGTGAGATTATGGTGTATCAGTCACCCCCAGAGTTGGGGAACTTGTATACCAGGGTGAACCAAATGAGGGTCATCATCATTGCTGAACAGGAAGAAGCAAGATTGGCCCAAGAGAAGAAACAACGAGAGGTTGAATGGCAACGCAGAAAGGTAATAAGCGCAATACAGGACAAGGCAATCTACGTGGGAGCCTGTTTGGTGTTCGTCCTGTACCTAGTCCTGTTCTTCAGTCTGTTAGTGATGGATCGAAAGGTAAGATGGGGTTTCTAGTCGCATTAGTTGCTATGGTGCTGGTCTTTGTCCTACTGCTTCCGCTGTTGGGAAGTATCTACTATGACACATTGGCTGCACAAAAAGAAAGCAAAATGCAAATTGAGCGCATGGAGAGACTGCGCCAACAACTAGAGTACGAGCGTCAACAACTAGATAGGCAACGCAATGAATCAAAATAGGTTTCTGTGGGGCGTGATTGTTGTATCCATTGCGGTGATTCTGCTTATGAGTGGGTGTGAGGACAGATACCGCTATATTTGCCAGAATCCTGATAAATTTGACCTTCCTGAGTGCCAAAAGCCCAGATGCTTGTTCACTCAAACCTGTCCAGAATACCTTGTTGCCCCTGTTTTGACAAACAAGATTGAACCACCTAAAGCCGAAGAAAAGAAAGCAGAGGCTCCAAATGCAACCAAATGACACAAAGCAATCTATGAACGACAAAATTCAATTGGTTGAAACTTATGTTTGGGCAAGTGTCGTTTTGATTGTGACCGTCATTCTTGCGGGTATTGTGATGGCGATGCTGTACTCGGTGACCTTTGTCACTCAGCCCATCAAAAGCATGGCCCCCATAGATCAAGCATATTTGAAGATGATGAACGATATTGTCTTGCTGATTGTTGGCGGCATCGGTGGCGTGATGAGTAGAAAAGGTGTTCAAGCGATTTCAGATAGGATTTCAACACCTACACCACCACCAATAGTTTCAACTCCTCCTAGCCCCCCTGCAAGCGTTCCTGTCGCAACTGTCGCAACTGTCGCGGCATCCAATGCCATGCCTGTCTGGGTGAACCCTCCTTTGGATGAAACTTGGACACCACCACCTCCTCCTACAACTCCACCAACTCACTTAGAGCCTGATGTTGTGCGTGAGGAGATTGCTCTGGCAAGGCGTGAGGGTCAATATGCTTAACCCATATTTCATCATTGGGGCAATGATTGCTGTGGGCGGTGCTTACGGGTATGGGCATCATGTTGGATGGGGCGATAGGGATGCTGAGATGCAAGTCGAG